AACTCTTGTGTTTCAGACCTAAATCCAGTTGTACTTTTATTAAATACACTATCATTAGTTCTTGGATTACGATTTGCTCTTTTTCTTTTTACATTTTCTGTTTGACCAAAACTTAATTTATCAATACCGATTGCTTCTTTTGACTTTGCACCTACATCTTTAAAATCTGGATTTGTATCTGGATATTTTGCATCATTACCCTCAATCCTACAACCATCAATATTAATACCACCAGTTCCCCACTTTAATACATTATCTGCAATAGACTTTTCTGATATTGGTTTTCTTGCAAGTACGATTGGTTCATGTGCCGGTTTCAATGCAGTACCCCAACCAAAGTCTTCATCTCCGATTTGTTTTCCAATGTTGTGTGATTTAGGAAAACCAGAACCATAAATCCACATAATCTGGTCACGAATTTCAAAACCAGCATCTTCAATTGCAACTGCCATTCTATGATAATTTCTTGACGCAGAAAAAGCAATGAGATGACCACCTGGCTTTAGTAGTCCTAAACATAAACTCCAAGTCATTGGGTCAAATGCAATATCTCCGCCGTCCCACTCTTTTCCTAAAAATCCAGTTGATGCTCTTTTAAATGCACCATCAGTTCCAAACTGTGCTGGTGCAGAACCCTCTTTACCAAATCTCTCCACAATAGTATTAAAATGATATGGTGGGTCTGTAACAACTGCATCAACCATAATCTTTTGTCTTTGCAGTTTTTTCATTTGTTTTCTACAACAACCGTTAAGCAACAACATGACTAAAGTTCCTATTTTTCTCAAACTTGATAGTGTGTCTAAACTTATCGAATAACATATCTTGTTTATGAGAAATAACAAAAACATTTTCGTTATTAAATGTATTCAGTATTTTAAGAAAATCATCTGTACCAGACGCATCTAGTGAACTATCAAATATTTCATCAAGTATAAGTAGATTCGTATTTGTAGAGTTTTTCATCTTTGCAACTGCTCTCCATGTAAAGAGTAATGCAAGGTCAATACGCATCTTCTCACCCTCTGAAAAGTTTGCGTATGAAAAGTCATCACGATATCTAGACTTGATTGTTTCGTTAAAGTTTTCGTCAAGATTAAAGTTACAAAAGAAATCCATACTTGACAAATAAGTATTGACAAGTTTGTTCATGATTGGTAAATACTGTTTTACAATTTTAGTTTTGATGCCAGTATCTTGTAACATCTTTCTTGCAACATCATAATAAAATAATTCTTCTTTCAACTTTTTTGAGGTTGAATCTAAACTATACAACTTTTCTTTCAGTTTGTCAAGTTTTTTCAAATCATCTTTATTAATTTCATTCTGTAGAATCTGTTCAATCTCACTATCTAATCTTGCATTGAACTTACCAAGTTGAGCGATAGTACTACGATACTTTCCAATCTCAACTTCATTTGTCTGCATCTGTTTTGCAAGTTTTCTATATTGAGAAAGAACATCATTTACTTTGTCCATCTCTTGTGATAGTTTAGTAAGGCCTTCAGATAAATCTACGTTATCTCTTTCTCTAACTTGAATACTTCTAGTTTTAAACTCTTTGTCAATCTGTTGTTCACAAGTTGGACACTCATCATTCTTTTCTAGAAAACTAATCATACTTTCGTTACGTTGATGTTTATCTTTTAATGAAAACTGATAATCTTTTAGTTTATCTCTTTTCTCAGTCGCTTTACTTTCACCAACCATCTTGTCTAAAATAGACTCATTTTGTTCTTTAATCGCAAGTTCTTTTTTACGGTTTTGCCATATCTCTTCTTCATTATTATCAATCAAGTTTCTTTTTTCTGTAAGTAGATTTTCACGATTATCGTTTGCATCTTTAATATATCGTTCTTGCATTTCAATCTTACTTTCAGTAAGGTCATGACTATGTTGTGCATCAGTCATATTAGTATTAACTTCTCTTACCTTTGTTTTCAGAACAAGGTTCATCAAAGAGAATATCTTAATATCTAAAATATCTTCTACAACTTCTCTTCTTGCTTTAGAATTAAGTTGCATAAACGGTACAAATGTAGAACTACCAAGTATTACAACTTGTGTAAATGAACGATAGTTAAATTTAAGGATTTGTTGTTCTAGATGTTTTTGATAATCTTTTGCATTTGCGTTTTGATTAATCATCACACCATTTACATAAATTTCAAATAGATTAGGTTTGATACCACGAACAATTTTTACTTCTTGTTTCTGTGTTTTAAATTCAATTTCAACAATTGCTTCTCTCTGATTAATAGAGTTAAGTAATTGTGATTTACTAATCTGACGAAATGGTTTATTAAACAATCCAAAACACAATGCATCTAAAATGGTGGACTTACCAGCACCATTCTCTCCGATAATTAGTGTTGATGGATTCTTGTCAAGTGCAATCTCCGTGAAAGAATTTCCAGTTGATAGGAAGTTCTTCCAACGAACCTTTGTAAATGTAATCATTATATCTCCAAATCACAGGCTTCTAAATAAAGTGATTTTAATGTATTCTTCAATCTTTGTTTATTTAAATCAACATCAAGTTCATCTACATACTTTTCTAAAAGTGTAGTTGTGTCTTGTGCATTTTCTACAATCTCATCAGATACATTTTCAGCATCTAATTCAGAAAAGTCTTCTACAATTTTTACTTCATGAGTTTGTTCTTGTAACAACCTATCAGTAAATTTATCAAACTGATATAAGTCCTTTTTGTTTACAACAACTAGTTTAATAAACTTATCTCTATATTGTTTAGTTTCTACTTTGCTGTAATCAGTTTGTGTATCATCATAATATATCTTTTCAAAAATTGTATATGGATTAATAATCCTCTGCAACTCTCTGGTTTCTGTATCAAAGATATGGAATCCTTTTGGGCAGTTATCATCACTCCATGTCATTTGATATGTAGAACCAAGATAATAAATTTGTCCATCATCAGACTTCTTATGAAAGTGTCCAGAGAATACAGTTGGAAAAGATTTAAATATTTCTTTTGGATAACCGTTTTCAGAGAAATGACCTTTGTGCATTTCAAATCCATTAATCTCTAAATGACCCATACAAATTGTTGCAGAAGTTTCTTTGATACTTTGAATTGTTCTGCCATAGTTTTCTGAATTTATCCAAGGAACAAAATGTATCTGTGTACCATCAAAAGATACAGTATCACACTCTGTATAGTATTTAATATTATCATACTTATTTCCAACTAACTCTTGTACAGAGTTTACTTCATTTGTATTTTTGTAATAAGTATCATGATTACCAATAAGAATATGTGTATCAAGTTTTCTATCTACAATAGGTGTGATGAAACGTCTACGAAAATCATTAGCAATTTTATATGAAACAAACTTACGTCTGTCCATAGTATCACCTAAATGAATAATCGTTTTAATATTGTGTTTGTCAATGTATGGAAAAAATACTTCTTCCCAGAACTTATAAAAATACTCGTTAAATGGTAAACTATCGTTTCTTGCACCAAAGTGAGTATCAGTTATCAGCGCTATCTTCATAAAATAATTCTAGTCCTTTTGGTTTATCTTTTTTCTTCTTGGGTTTATAAACATCTTCTTCTGGTAAGAAGTTCTTTTGTAGATAATCAGCATAAGGATTAGGTGTAGAAGAATCACCATCATCTTGTATTAACATCATATCAACATTCATATTCTCAATTATTTTATTCTTCACATGAGCTTGTTTTTTCTCTTTCTGTATTCTTCTTAAAAATGCATAATAGATTATTTGTGTAAAATATGCAAAAGGGTTATCAGATTTCTCTGGGTTAAAATTGTGAACATACTGTAGACAGTTTTCTATACCATCACTAATCATTTCCTCACGATATGTGTAATTAATAAAGTTTGGTCTATATGACAAGTGATTCGCTATCTTTAGAAAGCACTCACCGATATAGTTTGTAATTGGTGGTGGTTGTTTACCATCTTTTTTTGCCTGTTCACATTTGTTTCTCCAGTCTTTCATCGCCTGCAAAAACTCTTTGTTATTGACATAGTGGGGTTTTTTTGACATTTCACCTCATTCCTAATAAAAGTGTTATACCTTTATATCATTATGTACGTCAAAAGTCAAGTCAAAAAAGGGACTTGACAATGTGTAATCTAGTGTGTATAATCCACTTGTGGTGGTTCAGAAAAGAAACTAATGTATAGTCTTTGGTTCATCATCTTCATCATTATAATACTTTTCAAATACTTCTTCTTCAATTTCTTGTAATTCTTTATCAGTTGGTTGCCTGTATTCGGACGGCTTCATGTCTTGCATCTTACTTACACAATAGTCATAAAATCTAGTTAATCCTATTGAGGAGTCTGTCATTGCAATAACATTGTTCTTAACAATATCATATGATTGGTTATCACTATAACTAACCCAACGAGAAAATGCCATTGCTTCTTCAATCTTTCCACCTTTCATTCTGGGGTATAGATTTACTTTTAATGGATTCTGCACCTTGACGAACTCACCATCAACATTGTGAACATTGCATACAAGTTCTTCACCATTCTTTAGTTTTAGTATTTTTGTTTCCATATCATTTCTCTATTTTAAGATTTTTGATTTCATAATCAAACTCTTCTTCATTATAGATATTTATTCGTTCCA